GTAAATCTCTTTAAGGAGTGGGATATCATAGGAGGCAATATTATGACCAATTAGATAGTCAGCATCCTCAAGAGCATGGATCCCTGCTTGAATTGGTTGTCCTGGACGGTCATCAAATACCAGAGCTTTATCAGGATCTGATAGATCGCGCATAACAATGCAGTGAGGTTTAGATCCACAGCGAAGTAAACCTGTAGCCTCAATATCAAACAGAACGCTTTTCATCTGATGGTATCTCGTCTGCGGTTTGTGGGTCAAACTCATCAAGTTGGAATGATGAGCGGTCGTAGTTGTTGTGGTTGAGCGCGTCGTCTTCGTCTTCAAATAGGGGTTCGATTGCAATGCAGAGTTCACGGGCAAGTCGTGCAGCACGTCTGAATTCCTCTTTGTAATATGGTTCCCAATCATGGGCTAAGACAACAATGCGTTTGATACCCATCAGGTAACACTGAAACACAGATGGTGAAAATGGGTAACGTGTTGAATAAACAACAGCACCAACAGTTGGCGTACCACGCTTAGCACATGTACCAATTGCATAAGTCAATGGGTCCATCTCAACCTTGCTAGCCGTCACCAAACTGCGCCCATCGCCAATAATTTCACGATCACGGACAAGGATGCAGCCACCAGGAATTGATGGGTGCGTTGAACCAGTAGAGACGGCTAAAGCAAGTGACATAAAGTACTTATCCTTATCCTTGATGTATGTTGGATCACCTAAAGGTGGTGCTGGCATAGCTCACAATATGGGTTGATTATTCTTATATTAGGGAAGTAATTATAGATATGCGATCATGCAGTACGAGGATGTAATTGGTGAGATTGACGCAGATGGAAATCCAGTTTCATATGCATGGGAGAATTTTTTCGGCAACTTTGAGAAAGATCCAAATATCGAGATGGTCAACAGTCCAGCGCACTACACGGCAGGACGTATTCAGGTGATCGAGGTCATTGAGGATGCAATACGCAGTGCTGAGGATCCAGTAGCTGCAATGCTTCAGGGACAGGTTCTCAAATACACTTTGCGCATGTGGCTCAAAGGAAAGCCAGCAGAAGATGCACAGAAAGCGCAGTGGTACTTAAACCGTTTAGTCGAACATATGACTAACAACGCTTGAAATAAAGACAGTCCCCTTCCTTCGACAATGCCTCGTGTTCCAGCACGCGGGGCGCTAGCTCGTTAAGCAATTGATCGCAGGGCAGGAGTCTGTGTGTGAAGTAGACAGATATACCATCAGAGAGTTTTGAGTGTGTTGGACGATACCAAGCATGGATATGAAAGCCCTCCCAGAATTCAAGACCGTCAGTAACCCAGGAGCTGAGTTCCTCCAAGCGGCTTGCGGTTTTGATGATATGAGCTTCATGAGCCTGGCATGTTGGAATTATACGTCCGTTTGCTCCCATGTGCAAAGCATCCTTCCATAAGAGCGTTCCATCCTTGTGGATAAAACGACAAGGGTGAACCGACTGTCCAGACGGTAAATCAATCAGAATCTCAGGCATGAGGTGCTTGGACATCACAGCTGCCCCTTACACTCTTCATAGAACTCTAGATCTTTAGACCAGTTATCTCCAGAGTACTCGTTGTAGATGACACGCCCAATGTCGCGGAAAGTGGAATAGAACAGTGAGATCTTGTCGATGTCGTTGAGAGCGCCCTCAAGGGGAGGACCGTACACAAGAAAGTTCCAAGTCGATGGGCAGACACTTTCAAAACCAGTAGCAGTGGCACGAAGCTGCTTGACACGTTTGAAAGGAATACAAACAGGATAATCCCAGAGAGTAGGGGAAGCTCTAAGGATCTCAGAAGCACTGGTGAAGAAGACAAAGGAGTTGATATGTCCGTTACGGTACTCATTGATGGTCTTGGACAACCAGATCCGTGAGTTACGGACAGCCCCCTTAGGAGAAACCCAGACGTTGCCATGCCAGTGCTCCTGGAGCGGATTAGTCTCGATAGAAGGAACAGAAGTCGCCTCAACCAAAACCTGCTGAATTGGGTCACTGGTTGGGTCATAGTCAATTGTTCCCATGACCTTCCGAGCACGCTCGATTAGTTGAGGTGTCGGATATAGGGGAAGCTTTAGTCCTTGCGATTCAAGCTTACTCTTTAAATTCTGCTGCGAACGCACTGAGGCTTTCTTGGCTCCCTCCTGCCTCGACTTCAAATGTTCTTGTTCCTGCATCTGAGATAATTGTAATTAGTACACACTTGGACCAGTCATTGTCATTAATGCGTTGCAGCAGACTAAGAAGCATCTGGTAAACATCGTCATCCTTTTCCCTTTCAGCGACAACAATATCCTTTTCTACATCGGAGCCCGACATAAAAGTACTGCTATCGTTTTGCAGGTTAACAACTAAGGAGCCAGCGCCATATTTCTCAACACCAGTAATAGCAATGTTGATTAGGTCAGTCAAGATAAGCTCAGCAGTAGCCATCAGGAAACGCTGCTCATTCTCTTTTTCCTTACCCCATTTGTCTGACTTTATAAGTTGCTGAATGAGATCAGATCTGCGCGACATTATATGAATAACTCTTTAACAAAGATAAGCGATAATTAAGTAAAACGCGAGTTCAATAAAGCTCGTTAGGTTCTTCGTAATCCTCAGGATTATTAATCGGTTTATCAAGGCTTCCTGGGACATCAGGGAGCAGTTGGGAAACATGACGACCGCCCATCATGTCATGAATGACGGCTGCGAAGCGATCTTCATATTGAACTTCAGGATTAAACAGCAACTCGGATCGCTCAATAATTTCCTCAGGGGAAAGTCCCTCAGCTGCTTGGGCATTTAGCGCCTGCTCAATTTTGTACTCCTTAACCTGCTGAGTGAGGGTCTGAAGCTCTAGAGAAAGCTCAAATGAGTCCGTGTAGCTGTCGTGATCAACGAACACTCCAACGTTCTGTGGAATCAGATGGAATGGATTACAACAGTACTTGTTGCCACAGGTAGTCTTAACGCCAGTAAAGCCAAGATCACCCCACGTAAACCACATCGCGACCCTCTGTGGATGGTGCTGCGTGGATGTACTGATGCGATGACGACGCCAAGCAAATTGCGGCTGCTTGGTACGCTTGTTGATGCATCCTTGCCAGTTCCAGCAATCGTCAATGCCACGGATGTCAACTTGACTCCAAAATTTGAGTGCCCTTTTTTGCTCCTTTTTGAGTAAGCGGTTTAGATCAAAGGAAAGACGGCCTTCCCTAGCCGCTGCTACACAACGAGTACATGCCTGATGAGAATCGAAACGCATCGAACTATCAGAGTACTTAGTGATACCGTGGCCAATATAAATACAAAGTTCTCCTGACTCACTCGTGTTAGACAGGTTGCCATACTTACGACCGTATGCGTGACCTTTGTTGAGAGGTTTTGATTCAGCCATTTTCAGTCTCTTTGTCAACAGTGAGTTCACCACCTACGCCTTCATATTGCTGGCTTAATGGAAGCGGTTCCAATTGGTGGTTGATCATATGTTCATACCGAGTTGAGTTTTCATACTTGATACGAGTCAAGGATGTATTGGACTTGTAAAACTCTGGCGTTCCAACCACAACAGCAGTTAGATCATTACTCAGCACACGGACACGTAGTCCAATACAAATATCTGATGTCTTCATGATAATACATAGAAAGTATCAAAAGTCGCGTAAATCTTCTTCCTTAGGATGAGCTGCAGGTGAACGTTGCCACCTCCGAGCTGTTTTGTTATATCCAGGGATCCTTCCTACAGTTGTACGACGCCAACGAAGAGTTGTGAGTACATCTGCGACACGACTAGACAAGGCACGGGATTGCCTGTCGGTATCAATGCTAAGACAGTCACGAAGAATTTGTGGGCAAGAAACATATTCAAAGTTGGCGACAAAAGCTGAAATTGTATCTAGCCAGGGATCAGGGTTACCAAACTCATTAATGTAATCGTGATGATCCATGATCTCACCACTGGTGAATTCATAGCGATCACCCGCATGGTATTGCTTCAGTGCCATGTGCCATAGGGAATCACGGTGCTCGATAAGGTAACGCCAAGGAATTTGGAAACCTGGAGCAATTTCTAGTGGCAAAAAGCGGCGATTACCTGAAGAATCGATCAGAAACTGGTTGCGATTAGTAGTGCCGATCATTACCATGCGACGATCGAGTTGGGTTGGCAGACGATCGTATGGGAAGCGGACTTCATCCCTCCGGGTCGTGATTAAGTTTTTGAAGTTTTCAATATTCCTGACACCAAAATAGTGATCAACTTCAGGTAACTCAATAATCCAAGCACAATGCAGTCGGAACATTTCCTTCATAAGCATCTCGATCGAACACGTCATTTCAGCAAAGAGATGTTCGGGTACAAGACTGCGTGCAAACATTGATTTACCTGCACCTTGAGCACCCACAAGGATGGGAATCCAGGACATGGTTGAACCAGGCTCGAACGCACGCGCACATGCACCAATCATCATGCGCTGGAGAACTAACGTTGAAAGAGGGTTATTGTTATTCAGGAAGATTTGTCCCAAATTATCCCAGTCTGAAAAAGGTTCAGCCTTCGAGCAACGATGGAGGTATTGCTGGATCGGACAGAAAGAATTCTCGTTAGCGAGGAAAGTAATTGCATTTTTCATACGGTTTTCAGGAATGAAAACACCATGCTTGACACAGAAATGCGTCGTCATGCACTCAATGGCATCACCTTCTAAGCGCTTAATACGACCGTTATCAGTGTATTCAATCTGCCTTGTAAGAGTATTACGACGAAGTCCAGGTAGATACTTCTCGACTTGAGCAATATCATTAACACGCTCAGCAGCGAGGTTGTCATCAGTTTTCTTAGGACGTCCCCGCTTACGATCTACTTTTGAGACATCAGGAAGCGGTTCCGCCGCTGCTTGTTCTGTAGGTTTAGAACCAATTTGCGCAAGTTCCTGAGAAGATAAGTTGGAATAATCAATGTCGGGATCAACATGAGTGTATGACTTGTCAACTTTTGATGAGAAAGCAAGGTGCGATGGGAGGCAAGAAGCCCAGTTCGCGTCTTGATCCTTAGCCATACGGTAGAGCTTGGTATGACC